TGGCAACTCTAAGAAACGCTACAAAGTCAAAGAGGTTAACTTAAAGAAGCTCAAGAGGCTTGTAAAAAAAATAGAAGGCAATGAACTACGGAAGCATATATAGTTCTACATATTGGGGAAACGGAGTTACTGATAACACTATTGGTTGGGGTTCTGTATATGAAGATTTAGTTTCATAAAAATGAACGATAAGAATTACATACCCTCACGCACTTCTCCGAAAGGAGGTAGAAGAGGTTGTCTATGTTGGGAAACCTCAACCTACTCTATAGAGTGTTGTGATGGCTCAGTAAGAGCGCAAGGTGTTGGTAGTGTTTACTTTACCGAACCACTACCTGATATAGATTTTAGCACTACGCAATGGCAAATAATAACTTCTCCAACTTGGGAAGCAATAACACAAACTTGGAATTAAAATGGGAACATCATTAAGCGGCTCAACACCAGCAACTACATTTGATGCACTAATAAAGGTAGGGGACAATAGTGCCTTATCTGCATCTTTAAAGACTATATCGGATGGTGAAGGAAATGATAGTCCTTTAAAGCTATCAACTGCTGCCGTAGGTATTGGTAGTATCACGAATGTAGAGACTGAGATAAACGGCAAACAATCTACTTTAGTTAGTGGATCAAGCATTAAAACTATAAACTCTACCTCAGTATTAGGTAGCGGAGATATTAGCGTACAAGCCACCTTAGTAAGCGGTACTAATATTAAGACCATAAATAGTACCTCACTTTTAGGTAGTGGAGATATTAGTATATCTGCATCCGCAGGAGGTAGTGATACACAAATACAATTCAATGATTCGGGTGCTTTTGGTGCTGACTCTTTATTTAATTGGGACAATACAAACAAGCGGTTAGGCGTTGGGGAAACTACACCAACGGCAAGAATTCATATAAAAGGGGAAGGGGCAACAAGTGCTACGACATCTTTATTAGTAGAAAATAGTAGCGGTGATAGCATACTGTCACTTAGTGATGACCGCAGTGTTTTAATCAATAACCAAATATCCGTACAACATAGAGGTTTTGGTCAATGGTTAAGAGTTCTGACGGCTGGTGTAACATCAAATGTTTCTTTATACGGATATGGAGTTGGCAACGCATCTCATAATTGGCAAACCCAATCCAATTATAGCGGTTCAAATTTTAGGCAGTTCAATACAGGTTTTTCTTTTGGTGCAGGTGCTTTACCTCCAGAGACTGCAAACACTTTAATGACCATAAGAGGAAGCGGAGCAACATCTTCAACTACTGCGCTATTAATTGAAAATTCATCGGGAACAGATTCTTTATCTATTAAAGATGATGGGCAAATGTTGGTGGGTGATATTCAAAGTGGTGAAGCATCTGCTAAAGTACAGATTGATTCTACAACTCAAGGGTTCTTACCACCAAGAATGACAACTACTCAAAGAGATGCAATGGAAGCAGCTACTGGACTTGTTATTTATGACTCAACTACAAACAAGTTGCAATGCTACGATGGTAGCTCTTGGAACAATTTATTTTAATCAATAGAAAATGTATATAAAAATCAACTCATCGGTAAACCTTTCAAGCGGTTTAACAATTCCAAGCGGTAGCGTAGTAACTATTGCAGAAGGTTACGCAGATGTAAAAAGCGAGAACGAGGGAGTAATACCTGCTCAAGTAGCTACCTTCCTTTATGCAAGTGAAGAAGCCTACAATAACGAACTTTCACCCGTTAGCGGTGTGGCGGATTTTAACCCAGTCTTTAGCGATTTGGAGTTATCAGTAGACCACTATAAAAATAAAACTGCTGAGTATTTATTTATTGATGCGGTTAAAGAAGCGTTAGAAGAAGTTTATGGCGATGGCAACATTGAGATAGTAGCTTAATGAATAGCATAAATGAGACACATCAACAAGGTTATAATTCATTGCTCTGCAACTCCAGAAGGTAGAGATGTATCCTTAGATACTATACGCCAATGGCATATCAAACGAGGGTGGAGTGATATCGGTTATCATTATGTGATTTTGATTAACGGTACTATCCAAGAGGGTAGACCTGTAGAGAGAGCAGGAGCGCATTGTAAAGGGCATAACGCTAATAGTATTGGTGTTTGTTATGTAGGAGGTGTTGATGAGGATATGAAGCCTAAAGACACAAGAACTGCTGCACAAAAGATAGCAATGCAAAAGCTCTTACTATCTCTTACGGATACTTACGAGGGTATCACTATTCACGGTCACAATGAATTTAGCAGTAAGGCTTGTCCATCATTTGATGTTCAAACGGAATTATAATTGTAAGTAAGATGAATACTACAGATTTAAAAGTATATTTGATGAATGTCTCTACGATGGCGATATCGTTCAGTAATTTAGAAGCGACCTTAAAGATCGTGTTATTGATTGCCTCAATCGGATATACTGCCCAGAGATGGTATCTAATGAATAAAGAAAACTAAATGAACATCACCCACGACAACGATAGCTTAGATAGCTTTATCCAAGACCTTACAGACACCCAACAACCTACTTGCAACATTGACAACCCTGAAGACTGCGAAGCCTGTGGTTCATAAGTGGTGCAGTATTGAACCAAAGGAATGTACCTGTAAAAAAGATTGTAATGAACCCACTAATAACAAAACTGCTCGGAAAAGGCGCACAGGACACGATAGAAGCCGTTTCTAATGTTGTGGATAGGTATGTATCCACTCCCGAAGAGAAAGAGGCTGTAAGAGCCTCTATTGAAGCCGAGATAAGTTCAAGGTGGAAAGCTGATATGGGGAGTGATAGTTGGCTCTCTAAAAATGTACGACCATTAACCCTAATTGTAGTGGTAGCCTTTCTGGTTATTATGACCTTCTTTGATGGTCTTGGTTGGGTAGAAGTTGATAGTGCTTGGATACAACTATGGAATATGTTAAGTGTAACGGTTGTAGGAGGTTACTTTGCAGTACGCTCTTTAGATAAGAGAGGTAAGGTTAAGTAGTTTAGAATCATTCTAAATAGCCTCTGCTCTTAAGACTGCTTGTGTTCACAAGTGGTTAATAAAAGAAAGTGTTTTAAGTTGGTGGGGTAACCCACCTTTCTTTTTTTATTTATATATATTATATATATAGAGATATTAGATATAGTAGTTATTTAATATATAGATATATAGATATAGACCTATAGGTCTATTATAATATATATAGATATAAAGAGATATAGATATATTATATATAGAGGCACTCGCCTCTTTTTTTTTATCTCTTTGTTGTATGTAAATAATTTTGTGTACATTCGTATCAAATCAAAACATTTACAAAGTGGATAAAACACCAGAACAACTACAGGAGATATTTGAGTGGTATGCTCAATGGTTATCAACATCAGCAGAAAACCCTCAAGAACTTATAGAGTGGTTATGCGACAACCTTAAACCAAAAGCATTAGAAACCATAGTGCGTACTTACGAATCCAATAACAATTAATCCTATGTCATCATTTAAAGACCAATACTTAGACTTGTGTGAAGCAAGAGTTGAAGCTCTTGAGAAAGAACTCAATCATTTAAAGAACTTCATCATTAGAGACTTCTCTCGTAGGGAGATAGATGCTGATAGTGTCTTAGCAATGTTTAACGCTTACAAGAAAGCCCTTAATGAAACACAAACCGAGATATAGTGTATCCGAGTATCCAGAAACATATGAAATCAACGAAATCACCAAGCAAGACCACTTTTACCTACACTTTGGATTCTACGATGACCGAAAGGTCTGGGGAGCAAGAAGTGAGTCAAGACTCGCCAAGTACCACCAACAAGAAATTGACACCTCCTTATTATCACGGAAAGTATAAAGGCATTGAAGCCTTTGATGTGTGTATGGACTTTGCAAGAGATTCGTATAACATTGGTGTAGCTATCGCCTACCTACTTAGAGCAGGTAAGAAACCTAACAACCCTAAAGCTCAAGACTTGCGTAAAGCAATACATCACTTAGAAATAGAATTGCAGTATGAAGAAACTTTTAACCCTACACCTGAAACTACCGAAGACCGTAAGTCTTAATACGCTATACGCAGGTAAGCATTGGACATTTAGAAAAAAGAAGAAAGATGAGTATAAGAAAATCATTGAAAAAGAATTGGCTCGTTACGACCACCATATTGCAAAGGGTATGTCTATCTTTATTAGGTACAATGCTCGTACCGATGTGGACAACAATGTACTTGTTTCAAAATTCGTTGCTGATACTCTCGTTGCTAACGAATGGATTGCTGATGACTCTCCTAAACA